TTTCGACCCCAAGCGAGGACCGGAAGCGTTGCAGCTTAGTCGGAGGCTTGCCAGAGTGATCCGACCAGAGGATTCTGAAGAGACTTAACCTAGTCTCGCTTCCTACGGCGCCTGACTGTCTAAAAGATGGTCAGGCGTCTTTCTTTTGTGCTGCATAACTAAATGGACTGGGAATAGTAACTGGGCGTGTAGGGGAACAGTCGAATCCTTCCCAGGCGTGTTAGGCGACTGTAAAAGACAAGGCCAATGGCGTTTATGTGGCAGCTATTGCATTGACTGCGTAGGTGCCTCGACATATCTTGCCAGCATGGGCCGGAAAGCAATTACCCAAGAAATCTACGATGCGCTGATTGAAGGATGGAGACTGAACCAGGAAAATGCAGCTGCGGCTGGTCGGTACGCTGGAGCCGACTATCGCACCGCGCAGAAAGCCTACGATGAGGGCTGGCCCCGCAGAGGGTGGGAGCCTATTCGGCTGGTGATTGAGCGGGATATGCAGAAAGCCCGTGCTGCGATGCTGGCGGAAGCTGCGGCGAAGGCGGCTGCGGAAGAGAAGCAGCGGGACGATGCAGCAAAGCAGGCTGCACAGAGCCGAGCCCAGGAAGGGCAGATGGTGAACTTGTCGAAGGGCACTGCTCTTCAGGCGCTTTCGACTTCTGCACAGTTGGCTGCTGGTGCTCGTGCTTTGGCTGGTTTGGTTTCAAAGCGTCTTCAGGCAGAAGCGCAGGTGCCGGATGGCGACCCGAAGCAGATGACTGCTGGGCAGGGTACGTATCTTCTGCACCGCGTTGCCGACACCATGATGAAGATCAATGGCCTTGCGCACGAAGCCATGGTCATGGAGCGGCTGCATCTGGGCGAGCCTGGTCAGATTATGGCTATGAAGAGCCATACCGAGATGACTATGGAAGAGGCTGAGATGCGGATCGCTGCTGCGTCTCAAGCTTTGGAGCAGGCGAAGCGCGTCGGCGGTCTTCGGGTCATTGATGGCGGGATGAAGGAACCCGTCCTTGGGAAGCGGGTTACCGGATGACCGGCGAAGCTATCGACGAGGATTTTCGCCGTCAGCTCTTTGAGCGGGCACCTTCTGCTCTCGTCACGCAGGCTTTGTGGTTAAAAGACCTGCACCGCGAGCGTGCGAAGGTCGATTCAAGCGCGTTCAACAGCTACGTCCTGAAAGATGAAGAAACTGGTCGGGCTATTTTGCAGAGCCCGCTTCATCAGGAATGGCACAGCCTGTTTGACGCTTACAAGCGGTTGCTTATCTGGGCTCACGTTGAGGCCGGTAAGACGAACCAGATGAGCATTGGGCGAAGCCTGTTTGAACTGGGGCGTAACCCGAATCTTCGTATCGTCGTCGTGTCGAATACCGATGCGCAGGCGCAGAAGATTTGTATGACCATCGGCCGGTACATCGAGCAGAGTCCCGAGCTGAAGGATATTTATCCGAATCTTCAACGTGCGCGCGGGATGCCGTGGACCCAGCACAATCTGTACGTTTCCCGAACTAGCCGAGCAAAAGATCCCAGCGTCCAGACCTGCGGTATCCACGGCAACATTCTTGGTGCCCGTATCGATCTGCTGATCTTGGATGACTTGCTCGACTACGAGAACACGATTAGCCCGTCCCAGCGGGAAGATTTGTGGAACTGGTACCACGCTACGCTGGAAGGCCGTCTCACACGGAATGCTCGGATTCTGTGCATCGGAACCGCGTGGCACCGCGACGACATCATGCACCGCTTTTCCAAGAAGGCGGAATGGATGGCTGTTCGCTATCCGGTGCTAGATGAAGAAGGGCGTGCGACGTGGACCGACCGTTGGCCGATTGAGCGCATTGAAGAGAAGCGGCAGGTGCTTGGGCCGCTAGAGTTCAGCCGTCAGCTTCTTTGCGTTGCGCGGTCCGACGAGGATGCACGGTTCAAGCGTGAGTGGGTCGATCGATGCGTGGCACGCGGCCAGGGCAAGAACATGGTCTATGCCTTGGAGTTTGTGCCGCCTGGCTATTCGACTTACACGGGCGTCGATCTTGGTGTGCGCGTGAAGCACGGGTCTGACTTGACCGTGCTGTTTACTATCGTCGTGCACCCAGATGGGACGCGTGAGGTTCTCGACATTCAGGCAGGGCGATGGTCCGGTCCTGACATTGTGAATCGGATCGTCGATACGCATCGACGGTACCAAAGCATTGTCATTGTCGAGAACAACGCGGCACAGGAGTTCATCGTGCAGTTCACGAAGAAGTTGTCTTCTGTGCCGGTCAAGTCGTTCACCACGACGCATTCGGCTTTGCGGTCGGCAGAGTTTGGTCTTGAAACCCTTGCGACCGAGATGGCTAACGAGAAGTGGATTATCCCGTCGCAGGCTGGGCGTTGCCATCCCGAGGCAGAAGCGTGGATTGGCGAGATGCTCTACTACGACCCGCGCGGCCATCCGGGCGACCGTTTGATGGCGAGCTGGTTTGCTCGTGAGGGTGCGCGCATGGCGAAGCCGAAGGTTGTGTTCGGCAAGATGGATACGATGAGTCGCTGATGAACTCGCGGTTTGACCTTTTAACAAGTAGAGTGTGGCCATGAGCAGCGCGACGCCGAGTGATCCTACCGCCGCAAGGCGGGATGCTCTTGATATGCCTATCGAGTCCGCACGCGGATCGATGTCGGGCATGAGCCAGCGACAGTTGGAGCTCAACCATATGTGGGGCTTCTACCGCTGCTCGCAGTACTCCAATCGCATGATCGATTGGAACGGCAACCAAGTGCTTGGGCCGGTCGAAACCGGAGCAGTCGTCATGGGCGGCTTTGTTCCGCCAGGGTTCTACGACGCGGGTTCGACTCTTCCTTTGAAGTTCCGCAAGCCGAGTGCGCCTTATTATCTTGGCAAGGTCATCGTCGATCGGTTTACGGGTTTGCTGTTTTCGAAGAAGCGTCACCCGCGCTTTGTGTGTCAGGAAGACCCTGCCACCGAAGATTGGCTGAATGCCGTTGCCGATATGACGCGGCTTTGGACTGAGATGATCCAGGCTCGGACTTTTGGCGGCGCGATGGGCGCTGTGGCTATCAGCTTTAAGTTCGTGAATGGGCGTCCCGAGATCGAGGTGCACGATCCTCGTTGGTGCTTCCCTGATTTCTTTGACAAGCAGAAGCTGCTCCTTCGACGTGTCGAGAAGCGTTACCAGTATCCGGTCGAGGAGTGGGACACTGAGAAGAACGAATGGAAGACCGAGTGGTATTGGTATCGGCGTGTGATCGATACTGCTTGGGATATTGTTTGGGAGAAGGTTCCGGTCGGTGATGGGCAGGAGCCTGAGTGGCAGACCGAGACGCATCGCGGCGTGAATCACAGCTTTGGCTTCTGCCCGGCTGTGTGGGTGCAGAATCGTCCTAATCAGGACGACATCGACGGCGATCCCGACTGCCATGGCGCGTTTGAGATGATCGAGCAGATCGATTGTCTGCTGTCGCAGGCTAACCGTGGAACGGTTGCTAACTGCGATCCGACGCTGCTGATTACTGCCGAAGCCGAGTTTGAAGGCGAGTTGCGGAAGGGATCGGACAACGCCATCAAGCTGCCGAGCGGCGGGTCGGCTTCGTATTTGGAGATCACCGGAGCTGGCCCTCGGGCAGCTCTGGAGATGGCTACTAAGTTCCGCGAGTACGTGCTTGAGGTGACTCGATGCACGCTCGATTCGAACTTTGGTGGTCCTGCCCGCACCGATAAGGAAGTCGATGCGAACTATTCGTCGATGCTTGAGCAGGCTGACGTGCTGCGTGAGCAGTATGGCGAGCGCGGCATCAAGCGGCTGATGGATATGATTTTGTACGCTGCTCGGAAGTTGGAGCAGTCGCAGATTGTCGTTCGTGAGGATGGCCTTCCCGAGATTGTGCGGTTTGAGGTCTCTTTGCCGCCCCGCGTCGAAACCGACGATAAGACCGGCGAGACTCTGATCTATCCGCGCGAGATTGGGTCGGGCGTGAACATTTCGCTCGATTGGGGCGATTTGACGCAGCCTTCTGTGCAGGAGATTCAGTCTGCTGTTGAGGCTGCGGGCAAGGCGAAGTCTTATGGTCTTATCGACCAAGAGACGGCGTCTCGGTTTATTGCCAAGCAGTTTAGCGTGCGGAACCTGCGCGCTATGCTTGATAAGATCGAGAAGGAGCAGCCCGAGGAACCCGACTTGTCGGCTTTCGGAATGCAGCCTGAAGATTCGCAGTCGGGCGAGACGAGGTAATCGTGGTTACTCGTCTGCTTGTGCGTAATGAGGTTGTTTGGCAGAACCAGCGCAGGCCGCCTATCCCTAAGCCTTTGGATTTGGCTGAGCTGGTTGTGCCGCCGGATGAGTCCGAGCCTTTGAACATTCGTGCCGGGCACATCTATTACGATCCCGACGAGGACTTGAGCTACCGCATCGTCGGGAATGGTGTGCTTCGACCGGAAGATGGCTGGGCTACAGCTAACTTCTGGCTGAAGCGGCTTAATATCTCGATGACGACCTTGGTGCAGATGACTCGGCGCGGTCTATTTGACGGCGCGATGGAAGTCGGGTTTCCTACACGTCGTTATCGCGTCCGGTCCGAAGACAAGGCGCTGTCTTGGATCGCTGATGGCAAGCGACTTAAGAAGGCGAGGTAGTCTTGGCTAAGCTGAGGGGAACGCGCGATGGATTCGAGGCGGCGCAGCGGGCATCGCTGCTTGCCGACGAGCACGACCGCAATCTTGGTCGGGTTTTCCCGTCGCGGACCGGCGGGCGTTCTATTACCTACACGCGACAGGAGGCCGCTGCGGCGCATGACGCAGCTGCACGCGCTCACGCGACTTGGTCAGGCTACGATTCGCCGGAAGCTGCGCGGCATCGTCGTTCTGCTGCATCGCATCGACAGGGCGCTTTTGACGAAGCGGTTAGCGCCTACCGTGGTTCTGGTTTGGGCGCTCCTCATGCTGCACCGCATGAGGATGACCTTTCTCGCGGGATGATGCGAGAGCGCGGCGGTTTGCCTCATCGCGATGCGCTACCCGACGCCTCTGTGCACATTGTGCCCGGACTTGGTCGCCATTTTATTCGGCGCGATGGTCCGCAATCTACGAAGTTTAACGTTTATCACGACGATGATCTGGTTGCGCCTGGGCTGACGCATTCGGATGCTTTGCGAACTGTTTACGGCGCTTCTGATGGAGGTACGCAAGTTATGGCTAGCAATACGACGGGGTCTACGTTGACGCGTCCTAGGGGTATTTCTGTAACTAGCCCGGCTATGCGAGCGTCCCAAGAAGCAGATAGTGCTTCTCGCGAAGCGCCTGATCCTAGGTATACGGCTGCTGGTTCGTCAGTTGTTGATCTGCATGCAGAAGCTGAAGGGGCGCATAGGTCTGCCGCTCGTTTGCATACTGTTGAGGCAGATTTGGCAGATGATCCGCGCGTTCAGCAGTATCATCGATCAATGGCTCAGATGCATTCGCAGCAGGCGGGGCAGCATCAGACAGTGCGCGAGGGTGGAGGTCACCTAGCGTTTCGCGGTGCGAGCGAGGCGGACGCAGCCTCGAAACGCGCGCATGCTGCCTCGCGTAATGTGGATCGGGGAGACGAAGATGACAGCAGAGCAGCTCGCCTGCACCAGGAGGCTGCCGAGGCGCACGAGCGGTCCGGCGCTCCCGGTTCTTCGGTGCAAGCGGATATGCACCATGCGAAGGCAGCCGAGCACGAGCACAGGGCGACTATGCTCACCGCGTCGCCTGCGGCTAGGCTAGCTGCGGCCGAGGCTGCGCAGCGGGCGGAGCGTATGCCCGGGCAGCGTGAAACGTCTTTGTCTAGCTCTACGCGGCGTGAGTGGGCGGTGGATTCGCCGCAGACGCCTGCTGCTGGACTTCGAGCTTTTGCAGGTGCGCCTGCTCCCGCTGCTGCGCCTGTTCCTGCGGTGTCGCCTTACGAGCACGCGGAAGCTACGTCTTCGCACGCTCGGGATAACGATACCGAGGAAGCGCACCGAGCGGCTGCTGAGGCCAATCGCGCTGCTGCGAAGCGGTCGCGTGGTTCGTATCGGCAGCAGTATATGGCTGCGGCGGAAGAGCATGAGCGTCGTGCAGGAGAGCACGCTGCACGTCCTAGTGGTGGGCGTGTTGCGCTGTTGACTCCGGCTATTGAAAGCGCGATGGCCGATGCTGACGATGCAGCAAATCGCGCGCGTTCTTCTGACATGTCGGCCCGCGCTCAGTCGGATGCGGCGCAGGCTCACGCGAATGTTGCAGCTATGTTGGAGCGGGAAGGTCATGCTGATCTTGCTGCGCAATATCGTCGTGATGCAGAGCATTATCAGCAGGAAGCGAGCAGCGCGTCCGCGCCTCGACCTGCCGTTGCTGCGCGTCCTGATCGTATGGCGTTGCAGAATGCGGCTCGCGAAGCTGCCGCTCATGCGAATGCTACGAATACGCCGGAAGCTCATCAGGCTGCTGCTGCGGCTGCTCAAGCAGCTCACGCTGCTGGTGCCGACCATTACTACCGAGATTTGGCTGGCTACCATACTAAGCAGAGTGGCGCGGTTGCTGGTGCCGCTGAAATGAATCGGCATGATCGCTACAGCGCGCAGCTTGCCACCGCAGCAATGCGAGGCGTTGATGCTGACCGCGAGGCGCGTGAAGCGGGTTTTGACAATGCTGCACATCGTCGTCAGGTAGAGGCGACTACGGCGCGCGATGTTGGGCAGGGAGCTGCTTTGCGTGCGTTTGCTGGCGTCAGCGAGCAGGGCGGCGGGCATGATCGTCCTCCTGCTGCGTATCCGAATGCTCAGCGCGGGCCTCGCGGTGGATGGTATGTTATGCACAACGGCATGAAGTACTATCTCAAGAAGGGGATCCACTACTGATGGCACGCCACATTACGAAGCTGGACGATCCGCAGAAGGTTCATTCGGACCTTGCGTTTCCTCCGATGGCGAAGTGCGCTGCTTGTGGGCGTCGTCCTTTGGTGCGTGCGATCACCATGGCGCCGCTCGACGAGTGTCGGAAGCGTATGCCTGCTTTGGAAGCTCTGATGGTTTCCGACCCGCAGGGCATGATGAAGCAGCTTGTGTCCATTCGTGAGAATGTGACCGATGCTTTTGCCAAGCCTTATCTTCGAATCGGCGTGGCTTACGCGTGTAAGTCGTGTGCGCCGACGATGGAGAAGACGCTTGCGAAGAGCCCTAGCTGGATGATTGTTGAGATCAATCGCGGGCCGAAGGAGCGCGCGGTTATTTCGACGTGAGGTAAGTATGAGCGATAATGTCAATCACCCGTCGCATTACACGCATGGTCCGATTGAGGTGATTGACATTATCGAGGGGTTTCGGCTTAGTTACCATCTGGGGAATGTGATCAAGTACCTGCTTCGACACGAGCACAAAAACGGGCTAGAGGATTTGAAGAAGGCTCGTTGGTACTTGGATCGTTACATTCAGCAGATGGAGTCGAAACTTTGAATACTGCTCGCGCTAAGCAGGTGGTTTTACAGCCCCGGGCGGGACGTCTTAGTTTGGTGCTACGCGCCGAAAAGAAGGATGTCCCGCCGCTGTTTGTTCCGCCTGTTGTTGCCGCACCTCCTGCGCCGTTGCCGGAAGCTGGTTGGTCAGATCTTCCTAACGAAGAAGGTCTGGTTTTTACGACCCGAGACGGGAAGTCGACGGCTGTGTTTGCGCGTTACGACTCTGTTGAGTTGCTTGTCGGCAGCAAGCAGGTTGTAGGCGTTTCTATTGATTCGCGTGTTGCTTTTCGGCTTGCTAGGTTCTTGATATGGTATTGGGCCATCAAGTGCTGGTTCGGTTGGCGCGAAAAGCTGTGGAGGTGGCGTGATGCCCGTCGCAAAGCGATTGCTGCCCGTTTGGCCCGGTGATTCAGATGATGGTTCCGCGCTAGGCGTGTCCGCACCGCCTCCGACGCTTTCTCAGGTTTTGTACACGCCGCCTAATCCAGATTTGTCGCGGAAGATGTGCGGCAACTGTTCTGGATGGGTGCGTAACAAGAGTTGTAAGATTCATGCGCCGGACGTTGTTGTTCCGGCTGATGGGATTTGCGGCTACCATATGTTTGGTACGCCTCATACCGATCGCGGCAGCGAGCATCCTAACTTGCAGTACGCCGACCCTGAGATGTCTGGGTTGGAGCAAGTTCCCGGCGGTGTGTCGTGCGATCGGTGCCGGTTTTACACGATGGTCGGTGGCGACTTTGGAACGTGCGCTGCTGTTGTTGCTGATGGCGCTCGCGCGTCGGTGGCTGCACGTGGTTGCTGCACCCGCTGGGTGCGTTCCTGATCATGCCGCCGCCGCGTAGATCTGCCGATTCTCCGAGTCATGTGCGGTCGATGTTCCGCACGATTCGGAAAGTTTCTGTTGCAGGTCTTTCCGAGTTTACGGCTGGTTTGAAGACGCTTAAAGCAGATCTGCTGCGACGCACTCGGGAGATGTTTGGCCCGGTGCTTTCAGCAGGTCTGCGCGCTATTTTGTCTCGTGTTAGCGGCGTTGCTGGAACGAGTATTTTGGAAGTTGTGCGGTCCGCTATTTCTAGCGCCCAGAGTTATGCGACTTTGATTGGCCTCGCGCGTGCGGTTACTGCGTCTGCGCCTGGTGCAGTCGATATGATCAGCATGGCTGCGACTAGGAATGCAGCTTTGGGTCGTGTGCTTACCCGAATCGAAACGCGCGTGCGGCGTGCGTTGATGACGGCGGGTTCTACTGCGACGGTCGCTGAAGCTGCTGATGTCGCGATGCGTGCTGCATCGTCCCATGCTTGGGAAGTCGAGCGTGTGCTGCGAACTGAAGCTAGCTTTGCGTATAACCGTGCTCGCGTGAATACGATTGCAGCGATGGCGTCTCGCGATCCTCGCGTGATGATGCGCTGGACCGAAATGGTTGATGATCGTACTGGGCGACCTTTGGATGACCGCGTTGCGCCTGATTCTATTGCGCTTCATGGGCAGATTGCTCCGCCAGGTCAGCCGTTTACGATGCCTGCCGTTTCTGGATTGAAGACGGCTGGGCAGACTTATCTGCATCCGCCTAATCGACCGAATGACCGCGCGGTGCTTGTACCGTGGGTGCCGGGATCTGGCGTGCCTGCTTGGCGTATGTTGAACGGAATGCGCGTGGACTATAACTGACTTGCGTTTTGCGAGTCTTTGTTACAGCCTCGTCTAGCATGGCCGTTGATTTGAAGGCGCTTCGGGCGTTTACGGATTTGGCTACCGATGATGAGTTCGGCGGGCCTGCCGTTTTGCTGTCGATGCCTTCTGATCTTGCGACTGGCGATTTGGAGATTTTGCAGCCTATGGGAGAAGGAACCGCAGGCACGATGCTTGTGCGTTCGCCCAAAGGCGTGCTTGGTATTTTTAAGGCGCGGCATCCGTTGAAGGTTGCCGATACTTTTACTTATCGGCATCGCGTTGCTAAAAGGCAGCGGTTGTTTCGTAACATCGGCGTCGATCCCGCGTATGGCGTGAATCGCGAAGTTGCTGTTTCGCAGCTAGATCAAGAGCTGGACGGTCCGCGTGTTGTGCCGCCTGCTGTGCTGCGTTCGACTAAGCTTGGTGAAGGCTTTGTCGCTGTATTTGTCCCTGGCGTTGTTACTTGGCGCGATGTGAAGGCGCACGACGAGGTAAATGAATCAGCGTGGCTCGATGAGTTTGTGGAAGATCCTCGTGCTCGTCGCATGGCTCAAATGGACTGGGTTTTGGGACAAGTAGATCGCCACAGTAAGAACTTGTCTTTTGTGGTTCTTGACGGCACGCCGTGTTTGGTGTTGATTGATAACGAACTGTGTTTGGGAACCCGCCCGGCACCTGTTAAATCCGGTTTCATCAGCAAGGATTTGACTGCATCGCAAGTTCAGCGGATGCTCGATCTTGAACCTGAAGAGTTGGAAGCGTGGAGCGACCTCGGCTCTGATGGGCTACGAAAGATCCTGATCCGCAATCGCATTGAAGAAGCAGCGTGCAATTTGGCGTGTAAACGTCTAGAAAAACTGCTTGCTTGACTTTCGTGCGATAGATTTGCAACCCTTGTAGTGTTTATTTCGGAGGCCCAATGCCCATCGATCCGAAGCAGCTTGCGGCGTTTTCTGCGACTCCTGGTTCGTCTACTGGATCTACGGGTTCGACCGGTTCGACGGGGTCTACCGGATCCACGATGTCGACGGGTTCGACCGGATCTACGGATTCCATGGATTCCATGGATTCGATGGATTCGATGGATTCGATGGATAGCGGTTACGATTCTGGCAGCGAGTCGGAGTCGACGGGTTCTACCGGTTCGACTGGTATGACGCCGTCGGACGTTTCCGGTATGTCCTCTATGGCTGGCGAGGATGCCGAGCACGAAAAGAAGCTCGCGCATATCATCATGCTTATGATGCGCGTTGGCGATGATCTTCAGGATTTTGTTGACGAGGTCGATGCCGATCTTCTTGAAGATTTGGAAGCTGAGCTTCCCGTCGAGGAAGCTGAGACTATCGAAGAGGCGATTTCGTCTCTACCCAAGGCAGTTCGCGTGTCGATTGCCGACGCAGGTGAGCTGAGCCTTTACGACGCGCAGTTTATTGCTGACGAGCTTGCCGGGCATGAGCTTGTTGATGATGCCGATCGACTTGCCGGTTGGATTATGCGCGCTAGCCAGGTTATTCATGGGACGCTTCCTCACGAAGAAGGTGAGGAGACGCATGAAGAGCCTGATCTTGATGACACGGGCACCGGCATGACTCCTTCCGAGATGAGTGAGGAGTCGATGTCCGAAGATTCCGAGATGAGCGAGCCGGAAGATTCCGAGATGAGCGACACGGAATCTACTGAGTCCACCATGGACACCGAGTATTGATTCGGATAAGGTGAACTTATGGCGAAGAATCCGCGCATGACTATGCCCATTGATTCTCCGGCTATTGTCGATGAGTATTCTCGGCTTGTGCATCGCGAAGCAGATTTCTTTGCCAGCGATTCGCGGTTTGGTTTTGGCGCCGCGCACATGACCGGCTTCATTGGTATTTCCAAGGGCAATCGTGCTGTGCAGGGTTCGCCCCGAGCCGATGTGCGGTTTGAGCCGGTGTTTCCTTTTATCATCAAGAGGTGATCATGTTTATCGGACCCAAGCCTGCCGCGCAGCCGCGTTCTCTGCGTTCTATCGTCGAGAGCAAGAATAACGTGCAGGGTTTTCCGCAGGATCTTCCGATTGATGCAGCAGCCGGAGTGCCGTTTTCGGCTTCCGGTGGTATCTACGTCGACCTTGGTTTGGCCGCGACTGCTGGTCAGGTCGAGGACAAGGTTCGCGGAACTTTGCCTTTTACTAATGCCCGCAAGGGACGGTGAGCCATGACTAAGAACGATCAGTACGCGAGCAAGGTTAGCCAGTCCGGTCCGTTCTACGACGGGCGGAATGCCGAGCGCGCTGAAACCGGCAGCTATGCTGATTACGCTGCCGAGGGCGGTAAGCTCTACGCGCAGCAGTCGTATCACCAGAAGATTAATCCGTTTGCGAATGTTCGCAGCGGTCGTTGAGTCGAGGAGAAGTCATGTCTGACAAGATGGTTTTTGAGAACGATCAGAATCCCTCGGCTCGATACGAGAATCACGAGCCGGGCAGCTACAAGGACGTTGTGCTTGAGACGCCTGTGGATGTCAGGCTTGGTCTTGCGCAGCGTCCGAAGGCGCCGGATCCGACGCCTTTCGTCATTAAGAGCACCGCTACCGGCGGTCGGTGATTTGTGGCTGACGCTTTTACGCTCAGCGGTGAGTACCATACCACGCCGTATACCGGCGTGAAGTCTGGTGTTCCGTCCGTTGAGAGCCCGATCTCTGAAAAGGTCGCGCTGGTTTCTAAAGCGTTGGCTGAGTACCGACTTACGGTCGATACGCCTGTTTCGGTTGCTTTGGGTCTTTTGACCCAAGTGAATGTGCTGGTGCTTAAGGCTATCGGCGGCAAAGTGCGGGTTCGCCTCACTAGCGCCGATGGATCTCAGCAGTCGATTCCGGTCGATTCTTTCTTGGCGCTTACGACTTTGTCGGTGCCTGTGACTGCGATTGATCTGACTCGTACTGTTGGAACAACTACTACTGTTGAGATTTTCATCGGCCAGAGGGCATGAGGAGAAGCAGAGATGACGACGACTTTGGACAATACGCTTCAGGCGGAGCTTCAGCGGTCGAACCTTAATACGCTTGCCGACGCGCTTAAGCTTGCGGGCGTCGCCCAGCAGCTTGCCGTTGTGAAGGCCGTGTTTGTGGGCCTTAGCGCGGCGGCGGCTGTTGACATTACGTCGGCGGCGGCGAAGGCGGCTGCGACGGTCAGCGGATTCACGCTGGGCACCAGCGAGACTCTTCCGCCGATTGGTTCGATTGTTACCTGCCGTGTTACGGCTGGTGCGGCGGCTGCGGGTGA